CCATTTCTTCTTTTCCTTAATTTATCTTAACTAATGAATAAAGTAAAGACTTCATACTCATCGGTTAATTGTTGTTGGTAAGTGGTATTAAGTTTTTGTACTACGGATGCTACATTATCTGCAAGTCCTTGAACATTCATAGCATCAAAGTCGGGACCTAGAATCGTTGCTACAACTTCACTAATCTTTGCCATGTTCCTCCATTAAAATATAGGACATATAGATGGGGCGTAAAAAATTCTTCATTTTATCTTCTACCTCCTGGATGAATATCTAATCTAAAAGTTCCCATTCTCCAAGTTTGTCCTGTATCTACATTGCCAACTTTAATAGCAATTTGTCGTGCTCTTGCACGAGTAAAGATCTGAGTCGTTGAAGTCGTGGCATTATAAGAAGTAGAGGTTGCTGTACTACTTGGAAATGCTTTAGTATTTAAATAAACTTTAGCGGTCCCTGTTTGAGATCCAAAGTCAGGAATAATCCTGCTGATCCTCATCATAAATTCACCACCAATAGGTCCTTCAATTCCTTGAGTACCAATATCATAGTCTCCTGATTCTACACTAGCGGCAACAGCATTCGTTGTACCGCTGGCAAAAACTTCATCGGTTCCTTTTTCTTGCTGCCAATAATAACTAGCACCATTAGAAATGCCTACAACGGTTGGATAAGTAGGAGCTACCGCACTTTTAAATTCAGTAGCGTAGGGTTTATTAAAAACACCTTCAATGCTCCACGTTGAACGAGCTAGGGAAGAAGTATACCAGATTGGATTTTGCGGAGACGAATCTAAATAATTATAAGTCACGGATCGATCCACATAATCAGAATTGCTACTTGGATAAAACCAAGTGATCTCTCCAAATAAAGCGTTAACGGCCACATGAATTTGTTGATTGGCGTCAGCATTAAGATCTTCAAAGACATAGTCTTCTACCAGACAAGGCATTAATTCTACTCGTCCTCCGTTAAATTGATAGAACCCGGTAGGTCCCATCCAATAGGCAATACCATTGACTTCAGCTGCTGCATGTTGACTGGACATTCCACAATTGGTTCCCATTTGTTGAAAGCCAAACGTTAAAGGAGGTCCAATAAATTTCATGGTGTACATTGCAGTATCCGACCAGATATAAACAGCCGTTCTTCCTACAATACCCCCCATAAGTTTAGAACCATCTGTTAATCTTTGACTACCTGCTGTGTTGCTAGCGGTCGGAGTCCAGGTTGTAATACTTTCTTGATCAGACCACCGAACAAACATGTCATCTTGAGTTGTTGAGCTTTGAAGGGTGGTTTCTGTACCAACACAAATTAAATGTCGATCCGGAGTGGAAAGAACCATGTCCCTTGAAGCCGTAGGAACTTCTGATCCTGTTACTAGGACTGCTCTTACACTTAAATTAGGTAGAGAAGGTTCCCATTTAAAAATAGTTTTATTGTGAATAAGCGCTAATAAATCTTCTCCATAGTTAAGAAGTCTCCATTGCGCAGGTTCGATAATAATATTTGATGAGGCACTTGCACTACCCCAGCCCACATAGTTTGTAGCATCGTAGGTTGCTGCACCACTCGAATGAGCCGCGGTTGAGGTTCCATTGGTTGCTCTGGTAATTCCGTTTAAAGCATTACTGGTAATGCCGGTATAAGTAATCAATTCGCTATTTACTAAGATCGTTCCCGCACTAGTAAAACCAGTCGTACTAACTAAGTCAATATCAGTTCCTGATCCCCCAGTTCCGGCGGTGTCGGCAAGAAGAGCTCCATCTAAAGTTGTTTGAATGAGAGGAAGAGTTTGACCACTCCAAGTATTCGTACCCCAGCCATATCCATAAGTTTGAATAAGTGGACCAATCACATAGTAAAAATCAATAGTAGTTGTTCCACCACTTCCAGCTCCGGTTGCTGCGCTTCCCATAGTTATTTCTATAGTAGATGCGGTTGGAACAGCGATTATTTCAAAAAGAATATCTTCAAAATCACTATCACTAAATCCGGTTCCTGTAGGTACTGTTACAGCATCTAATAAAATAATATCTCCGGCCTCTGCTCCGTGGGCTGTGGATGTTGTAAGAGTGACTGTGGTTGAAGTATTCGTCATAGTGAACGTGGCGCTTGTTTGTTGACGAGAGCTATCAAGAGGAGTGATATCATAGAAGGCTCCTTCAAAATAAATGTAAAGGCACTTGTTGGTTCCAATAGCTGCATACTTATTGCCAGCGAGGTCAACCCAGGTATGCTGGTCGCGCCCTGCGCCAATCAAGTTCTTGTCAACCAGTTGCTCCCAACCTCCTATTTTTTCAGGGAAACCATAACGAAAACGCGAATAATCGGCGTTAACCCATTTTCCTTCGGCTCCTGTATCTGAAGATTGTTTATCTAATCCAGGTTTAAGTCTAATTTTATGTAGCATAGAAAATCCGTTTAGGACAAATTATACTATATCTTGCTACAGATCAACTACTTCGGAATGCCTAGCATTGGCCGTTTATCAAAAAGATTTGTTTTAGCAAACGGACCATTGGCATGATTGTAATGCAGAAAGACCTGAGAACAAACGTTGCCTTGAAAAGGTTCTCGCCAATGCTCGAGGTCGCAGCCTGAATAAATGAGCATGTCTCCCACTTTTAAATCTACACGCACTCCTGCCGGAGCTCCAGGTTTAATGGTTTGTTTGAATTCATCAATCACAAAGTCGGCTCCTGATGGATCTAGAAAAATAGGCCACTCGTCTCCTCCTAGATGTAAAGTCGTAGAGATCTCACAGCTTGGTCGATCTTTATGTCGCCTTAAAATATTTCCTTTTTCATAGAGTCGGGTGTACGAATACGTGGGAACCAGGTCCATGCCTGTTTTCGCTTTCATAATGGGTCTCATATACTGAAGCAATGTTTCCATAACCCAGTCTGCATATTTAGAATAGGCTCCAGGTATCTGCTTATCCATTCGATTCCCCATGAAAGGATTAGCTGGATTCACTTTATTATTTTTCATCATAAAATCCACAACGTCTCGCTGCAACATCATATAATTAAAAATAAAGTTCGAAAGCTCCTTCGAGAGAGCCTGTCGAATCACCTGATATTTTTTTGTTTTAAACATAGTGTTATTTTACCGTTGGGAAATGAGGAGGCGTGATTTGATCGATATCCCCATTATTATCTCGTCTAATGTGAAGTTGGTTGGGTAGATAAAACAAAGCTCTGATCTCATCATCCGTTGTTAAAACTCTTCCTTCCAGAGGAAACTCCTTCGCTTTAAAATTTGTAATAACAGCCGGAACCATTGGGATATTTAATTCTTTGGCCACCACCATTCGATTGTTGCCCACAATAACTTTTATTTTATTTCCATAAGTCTTACTATGATAGTGACAATAAACTGGATCTCTAAATCCATATTCGGACATCGAGGCTGTTAAAGCCTCATGAAAAGACTGCTCCTGTCCATTGATAAATTCAGCACGAGTTAAATGAGAAATCTTTTCTCGGGGTAATTTTGCATAAATAGTTTGAATCATTTATCCGCCTGAATAAAATTAAAAGAAACCGACACGCGCCAGCTTTTTTCTCCTTTTTCTTTAGATGCATTCATTTCTACTCCGTGAGGAAGCCATGCGGGAAACATAATCATTTGTCCTTCTATTCCTGGATATACTATCACGCGCGACAAGGCTCTGGGTATTCCTTTAAGCCGTCGAGGCAAAAGATGATTGGGTCCTGGCCTTGGATCTTCGACAAATAACCTTCCTGAATCCTTAGGAACTTTCACATAGTAGACACCGGACCACTGAGAGTTGGGATGTATATGCTGCTTGTTATAGGCACCCGGATAATTAATATTGGCCCACATATTCCCCAAACCAGGTTTAGGTTCCATGCCGTAGTCTTTAAAAACTTCATCTTGCATTGCGAAGAGTTCATCGATCAAAGGTTTATATTCCTTTTTATGATTCATATCGGTAGGACTGTGCCACCCTCCTCCTGCATTTGTTTTTGTTTCGCTCTTGTCTTTTTTGCTCCAGGCCTTAATCAGGGGGAATAAATACTTGTTCATTTTTTGAGGATTCGGCACCATTTTAAAGTAGACAGGAGTGGGGAATAAAATTTCACGGTTCATTTAAACGGGGGCCCTCCAAACCACATAACTAGGGACCGCCTAATCCCTTTCTTCACCTTAGCGACTCGATGACGAAGTAAACTACAAAAATAAATTGCTTGTCCCTGAATTAATTGAGGGGGTTTATTGCCTTCACTCATAAATTCTAGATCCCCTCCTTCGAATTCAGATTGATTCGAAAGCAAAATGGTCATCGATATTTTTCTAACTGGCGGTTCCTGAAGACCAACAACATCTGCATCCATATGCCAGTCATAAAACCCTCCTTTAGGATATTCGGTGAACTGAGCAACCTCAGTAAGCTGCATTCCCTCATAACCGAAATGATTTCCATTAGCTTGAAGCATACTACGTTCAATTATTTTATACATCTCCGGCATTGCGCTAAAAGGAATCCAGCTGATAGTCGTGATTCTCATTTTAGTATCATAGGCGCCCTTTTTTTTCTTTTTTATTCCCGACCAAAGCATTTTGAGATTTTTGCTTATGACCCATGTTAATAATATCCTGACACTGTTGAGGAGTGAATAAAGGACTAATGGTATTAGCCATCAAAGATTTCCATTTAGGTTCAAAGATCAATGGGCCGTCCTTGAAGTGACAGGGTTATAAGAAACATCCATATTACAAACGAGTGTTCTCCTTTTTGCTTTTTTATTGCTGAAAGGATAAACGACATGGCGCATGTCATAGGGGAAAATATAAAAGTCTCCAATCTTTACATCAGGGGAATAATCAACTGTTG